TCTATTAGCTAGATCTTTCTCATCCTGTGTAATCTTACTTAACTGAGACATTGACTCTAATCTTTGAGCCGGCCGTGCCACATTTCCAACAAATTACAGAAGAAGGAGCATGTTTAGTAGTATCAATATTGATTATATTTCCACAATGGCATCTAAACTTTTCTGTCATTGCATCGGCCCCCCTGCTGCGGCCGGAAGTTGATTACTTAGCTGATTACGTATTTGTTCTCCGGCCGGTGGAGTAGCTTGTTGAGTAATTTGCTGCCCTGCATTTCCATTTTGTGGCATCTGAGGTTGAGGAGGATTAGCTGCTTGTTTCAATTGATTCATTCTAGCTAATTCCATCAAAAGAGCCATTTGTTGAAATTCTGCTATAGCTTTTTCATTCCTATATCCAACCCGATACGCAATTTCTCGAACGAGATACGGCGAAAAAGCAACCATAGGAAATTGTGTAAGAACACCAAGATATTCCAGTAGTTTCTTTTTCTCATCCACCTGAGCCGTTGTAGACATAGAGGTAACATCCACATCAATCTTAAAATCATACCCATCTTTCAAATCCTCAGCAGTAATGTACCTATAAAGAGGTTTATTTGGGTTAATACTTCCAAGGAAAGACTCACCTTCTGCTTGTGTCAACTTTGCAAGAGTTTTTCCTGTAAATTTTTCCCTAACAATAAGGAGTACAGCTCTTCCGATATGGCTAAACCATTTAACCACTCTATCACGTTCTTTACCATCTCTAATTCCGGTTCTTTGGTTGACAATATTTGCTTGAGTCGCTGTAGTGCGATCTGCCACGCCTCGGGATTCATCTGATGTGCCTGATATTCTATTAAGATCATCTGCACTTGTTGCGATGCTTTGCTCGACAGATTGTCCAAGATCCGCATTTTCGACAGGTGTAATAGAATTTTCTCTTTTAACTTTAATGAGTGCTCCATCCGGGCCGGATTCGAACTTTTCGATTTCTTCATCATCTACCATCCCTTCTAAGACTTGAAACTTTCGTACAAATCTCCTGCGGTGTGCTCGTAACATCTCCCTAGTTTCATTGTATTCATCCTGAGGGGACAACCAGTGATAGGCAGGGGGGATGGGATAAAAACCATTTGTAATAAGTCTTCTATCTGGTCGTAAATCAAATAAGGGGAGAAAGTCATATTTCTTTTGAAAAACCGTCACTTTCGGAGAATCTAGAACTAAGAGACGAAGTTGTGCTTTCAAATCCCAAATATGCCATATCTTTAGAGAGTTTCGTGCATATTCAGCAGTGTCATGACGAACCGTTTCACGATTGGATTCCTCAGAGTCGGAGACTGTTGCAGATTCTACTTTGTCACGATTCATCAACTTCTTCAGGGCAAGGAGATCATCTTTATCGACAAATTCATAGTATCCACACCATCCACATCTGTTGAGATATTTATGGTCGTTTCCCCCCACTCGAAAGGTTTTTGCAGGTATATGCTTAAAATAGACTCGCTCATTTTGTGGGATTTCGCTAGGTTCTTCAATAATCTTTCTTTTGAGTCTATCACTGAGTCGTACATCTGTATCCTTACCTAATAGTGGTTTAGGAGCGTTAGGATTTTCTATCCAATCTGCTGCATATCCTACCTCAATCATACCGAAACGGAAGAAAGAATCTTTGTAGGCTTGTTCTACTTCCTCACTAAAATTATTTTCAGGATCTTGAGTAATAGTGTTAAGTAAATCCTCTTTAAGCTGGGCGGAGTGCGCTGCCGTAGCAATGTCATCCTCATTTCCCACTCTTGAAGCAACCAAGAAAGAAGGAAAAGTTGGTATGAAATTCGCGATTTTAATCTGGATAGTCTCATAAACCTTATTAATTACATAAGGGTTGTATCCGAGTTGTCTCTGAGATCGCCATTGTTCACCTTCATAGTATTTGTCAAGAATATCACATTTAAACAGACCTTCCCAAGAGTTGTAGAACTTGTTAGCCGTATCAAGGCGGCGACCCCAGATATTATCTTCTATAGTCTGTTTAGGCACTTGGGCTTTTCTGAGCTAACACATCAATAGGTCTGAGAGTAAGTTTAATTTTAGGAAACTTTCCAGTAAAGGGTAGAATAGTATTTCCTCTACCTTTTTTCCCTCTGGTTTTGAGTAGAGAGAATCGCTTATCCACAACTGCATCACCTTTAGGCACAGCTCGCTGCCCTCAAACCTTCACTTCTTGACTTCATCATCTTAAACCATTTGATACTATTCTGGGGTATGCGGCGAGCGGGGAGTGACCGACCGCTTCCGTGCATAGCTACAAAATATCTAATACAATCGTAGGCATGGTCGGCGACGGATTCTTCCCGATCGTCACAGAAGATCTGTTTTCCATCAATATATCCAAGACTTTTTCGTCGTTGACTTTGTAATTCATTGATAGCACGGAAACATCCTTGTGGATATTCTCCAGATTTCTTAATAAACTGGATATTTGTTCTCTTGAGAAGTTCGTTAATGCGATTTCTTGTGGCATGTTCATTATTGTCGGCCGGAATCCAGTGCAGAGGAGGAGAATCTAGTTTTAGATCACTGTATTCGTCTGCAACCGTCCAGAAGCCACCATCCTTTTGTGAAGTCTTTTTAAATATTTGAGGGTCTGCGAAGTTTCCAGAATATATCTCATCAGCCGATAAGTCTCTGATCGCTCGTCTATGATAAGATATTGGCTGTCCTGGGACATAGTACTCACGATAGCAAATGAAAATGCCATCAATTGCAGCAAACCACAAGCAACAGGTAGGAGAAGCGTCCCCATGATCCAAGACTCTAAAGAGGTTTCCCTTTTGCTTAATACGCGAAAGAAGTTCTTCGTTATATTCCAACAAACAAGATGAAGGAAGTGTATGAATTTGTGCATTACTAATTCCCCATTGTCCTTTTACATACTTGGCTACCCACTCTTCATCATGTTTAAGAGCTTCGGAATAAGTTTCGGAACTACCCAAACCAGCATCCCATTCTCCCTCTGTATAAAAGTAGTTCCCTCTTCTTTCGAGAGAGTCTGGATGATATTTTCTAAAGATATAGTGGAACTGGGTATCAGGGTTGCATAGAAGCATGTTGTAGGAAGGAGCAATTGGTTTTCCGGTTTTGGGACTTCTTGGCCATTCGTCATTTAGTAAGTTCTCCGGTATTTGTGCATCATCCCAACGCCCAATACGACCGTCGAGAACATCATAGACTTTTTCTTCAGTTTCTTCAGCTTGATCTACAAGAGAAGAATTAATTTCTAAACCTCTGAGGGTACTCTCGTCTACTTTGTCTAGATGCAACCAATAAATTACACTTTTGTTTATAAACTCTGTAAAACCATCTTGCTCGTTGTGTCTGGCTAGGAGTTCCCTTGGACAAATCTTGAAGAATGTCTGCATCGTAGTTTTCTTTAAGTCCGCCAAGGTTTGACGGGAAATAGCCATTCTGTAATTTGGGAACGTAGTAAGTAGAGTAAATGCTTTCAGACATCCTGAGTAAGTCTTTCCATTGTTAAATCCACCACTAAAGCACTGGTTTCGGGCCGTAGAGAAATAAAATTCTCTTTGTGCTCTATTGGCAAATGTGATATTTAATTCCACTACCAGGTACTCACCATCGGAGCTGCTGATCGAAACCAATTAGACATTACAGATCCTTGCGGATTTGCAGTTGGGGCCGCACAAAAATAAAGATAGCCTACTACATCTACTGCATATTGTCCAGAACCATTAGAAGTTAATCCTGGACATGGCCCAGGGCCAGCAGGCGGCGCAACCATGTAAGTAAAATTAACAGAATTAAAAGTACTTAGACATATTTGGCCGCCACAAGTGTAGAAACTTCCTTGACTAACCCCAGACGGGACTACTAAAGAAAGAGCACTTGGAGTTGCTGGAGGATTTTGACAAGCAAATGAAATAGATGTATAACTTCCAGAAGTACCAACTATAGTAGTAACTAGAATCTGTCCTGGGGTACAAATTGGAATAGCAGTAGTGGGGACAAATGCAGTTTGAGCTTTGAGAGCTAGACAAATGAGGAAAATAAGATATTTCATACTAACCCGCATGTGTTACTGTTGTAGTAATCGTTGGAACTCCAGTTGCACTTTGCCGCACAGTCTGGGCCGCCGCCAATGTTTGAAGAATCTGGCCAAAATTATCTTGTGAAACTACCACTCCTTTGGATTCTAGAGCAGATATAATAGTTCCAGCTTCGATAATAATGGGGCCGGCCATAGGAATTGCTGAAATACCAGGAATCTTAGATGCTATGGTAATTCCAGCAAGAATATCTTTACCAATGTTTTCAAGAATAGTAATAAAACTCATATAGTTATGTCCCGACAATTCTCCAAAAATATGTTGCTCCAAATGCTCCCATTGAGCCAACGACGAAATAGTAGTCAACACCTGCTTGGGTATATTTTTCGTTCGAGAGAAAAGTTGTTTGAGCAGCTTCAGAGGCAAAATAGAATCCATTTCCTGCGTAACTTCCCACATAAGGAACTGTAGTTACTGGTGGGACTGGTACTGCAAAAGGCGGATAGTCAGCTAAATTTATAGATACTTTTATGCTACCTGGAGGATATGGAGGATTGGGGTTATAGGAAGGGATACCTGGGTAAGAAAGTCCAGGAGCAAGAGTAATGGGGGCCGCTAAAGCCGAAGGAACCCATGTGTAGCCATATTGGATTCTTTCGTACATATAAGTATAAGGATCCCCTGCATAAGCATCAATAGGAGCATCAATCAAAAGTCCAGAAAGTGCTAATTGGTATGCAGTATTATAACGTACTGTGGGGTCTAATGCAGTTCCAGGGAATCCCATATATCCAGTAAAAAGTGCCTGAACACGTGGGTCCCTGGAAAGAACATAAGCAGTATTAAATACTGAGGCAATACTCATTATTGTCCTTGATAGGCAAGTTGGACTTGTGAAATAAGTTGATAAGCCTGCTGGAGTGCCGCCACTGAAACTGTATCAGAAGCAGGAATTTGACTTTGAATAGAGTCAAGTTGTCCAGCAAGGGTCGAGAGTTGATTTGAAATATTCATTGGTTTTCCTTATTGAGATACGATTGTTCCCGGTGTCAATACCCATTGAGTGGGAGGGCCGGGAGTATTAGGGTTTGGAACAACTTCAATAGTAAATTGAGTTGTAAAAGTTGGAAGAAAGTTACCTTGTTGGCCTTGTACAGTTACAGTTGCTTGTCCCACAGCTTCAGCAAGGATATCAACAGTGAAAGTAGAGCCTGTTGGCAATACTGTAGAAGTTGCAAGATTTGCAAAAGATACAAGTCCGGTTGGAGAGACAGTAAATGAAGGGGAACCAAAGTTTGGAACAATATTACCTTTGGCATCTTCAGCGACAAGTGTTACACCTGTCATTTTCTGAGAGAGTTGGAGAGTTCCTAGGTCTTGCATTGTTTTATTTAACCTTCTTAAGATTAGGATTCTTTTTCTTGGCGGCCGCAGATGCGTGACGTGTACGAGATGCAAGAATAGC